CGTAGTCACTAGTTAATACAAATAAATCTATAATATTAATAGAACTTGGATCAATTCTCTGATTAGACTCTGCAATATGATGCCACTGCATATACAAATCAGTTCTACCTTTGTGTGTAATACTAGTGGTTGTATCTTCATACGAAGAATCAAAAATTTGTCTAAATTTAATGCCGTTAACAGTTACATAGTCTGACTTAACAATATTACTGCCTACTAGGCCTTCAAAGATATATGGATCATCGGGTAAGAAATCACTGTTGGCATCAGATAAACTAACCACTAATTTCGTATTATCTGTAAAACTATCTTCGGCAATAAAATATTTGTCACTCTTAAACTCTGCTTTTTTGCCAAAGACTTTTGTGCCGTCAGCACTTAAATTCGATGGCAAGTAATAGAAGCTATCTTGTTCTATTTTAGTTGTTTCGCTGTTAATGGCTTTTTTAAAGTTTTCGTTAAAGAATCTAACTTTATTCACACTGCCTGAAATGTAACGAATTGATTTATGATAAACAACGTATTGATCATTCTCATAATTCACTCTAATCCACCAACTGTTGTCTTTATTTTGTTCACTTACATCACCGGCAAATGTTGTATTATAGAAAAGAGAATTTCCTATATTATTTTGACTTACGATTCTGTAAGTTTGCGTAATATAATCATAACGTATTGCAAACGGCAATTTAGTTTCTAACAACTCTTTAATTAAATTGTACTCGGTGGTGCCGAATACTTGTTTAAATCTAGGAATATATCGGATTATTTTACTATTAGTTTTAATATTTTTCGAAAGAACTACAACACCAGTGCCATCTTCTTTTCTGCCGGTATTGTTTGAATTCAAATCTTGTACACCTTGCCCGGTGCCGTATATATTGGTTACGGCCACCCATTGCCTAACTTGTGTGTCAGGGTCTTCAAATTCAAGTAATGCACCTTGTACAATTTGTCTATTTTGTCCAACCGTTGCTAACCCTATTTTAATAATAGAGGCAAAGTTTTGGCTGACTTCGAAGCCAGTAAAGTATCCTGTGCTCTTGCCAGAGCCCAACGTAACCCTATTCCATTTAACATTTGTCGGTAAACCAGTAGTTGGCGATGGCGATTGATTATAGTTTAGTGCCGGGCTCTGTGAATAGAACATGTTAACGACCTCGGCCTCACGTAATATGCCAGCTAGATTATCGACAATTAAATTTTTAAGGTACAAGTTATTGTTAACAGTATAATAGTTTGTTGTATAATATTCGTCTTTATAGATATATGCATCATCTGTAAATATATCCAAACTTTGGTTTGTACCAGTAGGATCTGTTATATTTGTATATCTACTAAATCCACTGTGTATTCTATTAGTTGCTTTAATTTTTAAAATGTTATTGCTTGTTGTCAACGGATACACACTATAATCATTACCAGTAACCATACGGTCCTGACTATAATATGAGTTCGGTGCATTAACTCTTACACTTTCAATATCTTCACTGCCTACGCTATTAGTCACATCATATTCTAAGTCGGCAGTTAACGTTAAAAACTGGCGCTTGCCCACTTTATCATAGTATGCAAAGTCCCATGTGATGTTTTTCATATCTTCAGGGCGTATAGTATATGTCTCACCGTTACTACTACGTGTCCATACTCTGATAATTCCCCTAGGAACTTGGCTAAAGTATCCGTCGCCAAACTTTACACTAATTTTATCATTGTCTCGAGTAATTACGCTACATATTTTTCTGTCGCCGCTGGCAAAGCTATTATAAATGATATTGTTACCAACTAAGTTAGGCACATTTTTCCAGTTATTAACTACACTACCATCTTCATTGATTGCTTGTACGTAGACGTCCTGCTCGTTAATCATTTCGATATCAATGTCAATGACTCTATTTTCGATATAATCGTTTAATTGATAGTCGTTCTTATTCATCTGTCCTTGTTTAAAGACAACAAAGAATCCTGTATTAGCACTAGTATTGCCGGCGCCGTCATTTCTATATAGTAAATTCCACTGAGAGAATGGATCCGGTGTTTGTTCTTCGTAGTAACCTAGGTCTGCAAATGTGGGATTACATATTTCAAAATTTGAAGTTTTACTTGCTACAGATGCACTATAACTAACTGCAACCTGTTGGTCAGGTATAGTATTTAGGCTGTATAACTGACTAGTAACGCCGCCCACAGTACCTGCTTTTACAGGTGTTCCAAATGGATGGTTAGTTCCAAATACCGAATTTAATACTGTAATAAATTTTTCAAAACTATCAGGATCGTTTACGCCTGCCCATTGTAATGGTACATTAGCTAAATTTGAACCAGTGCTATCTAATACATTTTCAGTTGTTTTAATTGATTTTATTTTTAATAGGCCCTGTGCAGACACGTTACGCTTTGGGTTGTAGCTTAAAAATCTGGCTAGGCGCAATACGTTTTCTTTACGTTCGGCAGTATCAATGAAGTTCTCACGACTGTTTAAATCAATACGAAACCCTAAGTTTTGTCCTAAGAACGCTACTAAGTCAATAAGGGCAACAAACTCACTACTTTGAATCCAGTCATTAAAATCTTCAGGATAGTTAGTGCGAATGTATTCAATCATTGCCGTACGCAATGTATCAAAGTCATATGCTTTAAAATCAGCATTCTTAAAACTCTGATATACGCTTTGCCAGTTTTCTGCGGCAAATAAATTTTCTTGTCTAATAGTTTGCGCCATTGCTTACCTTTATTTTATTTCCTTACTTGTGTCGAACTCAATTTGTAAATCTGTTACCAAGTTATCTGGCAAATAATTTAACCTTATAACTAATGTAAATCCATTTGGAACCGGGATTATGTTTACCCCTATTAATTCGAACCTTATATCTTGTCTGATTATAGCCAAACATTCATTTTTTACATAACTTTCCAGTTCAGGAGTTAATGCATCAAATAATACGTCCCATATCCCTGTGCCAATATCTGGCGCCATAACACGTTCGCCCTTTCGAGTCATGAACGTGTTTAGCAAATCTTGTTTTGCAATCTCAACATCATATGCCTTATTAGAAGGTAAATGTGAAGAGAATCCTTTATATGTTGTCATACCATTATTTACCAATAAAATAAACTACATACTTAATGTATGGTAGGTTTTGGTCCATCTTGGGATCCTTCTTCTAAACGTTGTAATAATTCAGTTATTTCCATATTCTTAAATAACTGCTGGTTAAGTGCCGCAACTATACTTTTAAAAACTTCTAAATTTTTTGGCTGAGAATCATTTGGGGCCACAATTGGATGTATGAAATCCAATTGGCCATTTTCTTTAATAATGATGGCGCAATCGCTAGGGTTGCACTGATAGCCGGGTTTTGGAGTTATGATTGACATAATTTACGATTTAATGTATACTTGTATTTATTTGCACAAATCTGGAGGATTTTAATGTCGATGCATATCGAAGGGCCATGGCTTAGTACTACTGGTAAGCGTAAAGGCAAACTAAAGTTTAAGTCAGCCGCAGAGGCACAACGTGCTAGGGAATTAGACGCAAGCTGGAAAGAATTGCTTAAACGTCAAGGTCTTGAGCTTGAAGAACGGAAGCGCAAGCAGGCAATGAGTGCAGAACCATTGGCTGGTAATTATTCATTAGCTATTCCAGAAGGCCGAAGCACTAGTCATATTAAAAGTCTAGGACAGGACAACGGTGTTGCAACCTTGGCTCCAGCCAAAGTGTATACCGGCACTAAAGTTAAAGGCATTGCTACTATGCACAAGTCTAATGCGGTGCCTGTGTTTAGCGACGAAGAAGCCATAGATATTAGTAGGATGCGTAGGTAAATAATTTAACTAAGGAGTCTATTATGGATGAAAAGTCTTGCCCGTTGGAGCATACAGAACATGCTCGACATTGTTCTCTACTAGATGGCCACAAAACAGAAAACAGCGTATGCCAATACAAAGATGAATGTAAGCAGATGTACGCATCATTAAAAAATACACCACTAGAGGAAGTATTATGAAAAAACTTATTTTAGTGTTAGCTGTATTGGCATTAACCGGATGTTCAACCAGACAAATGGGGCCAGCATTAGTGGGCGGCGTAATTGGTTATGCTATTGCTAAAGACGCTGAGCCTAAAACTGTAGTAATTAGACAACCGGTTATTGTTCATAGTGTCCCAGTATCCAATGGTAGGCCAGAATTTTCACATTGTGTAGGATATCCGCTAGGAAGAGATCGAGACGCTTGTAATCGCGGTGCTATGGACAGGGCATCGGACGATGCTTATCGTTATGGTCGTTACAGATAACTTGTAAAAATACTAAGCCCTATTTTACTTTGGGCTCCGGCTTCTAAAAAATTAGTAGACACATGAAGGTGTTTGCGGTCAAAAACAATAATGTCTCCGGGAATCCATTCGCATCTGTTTAACACAGACATCCCTTCAAAGTTACTTCGGTCTAAATGATTGCATTCAGTAACTAACGTCTCGTCGAATCCTTGTACAAGGCCACAGACCTCAGCATAGTCGTCCACTATTTTATTAAATTCTTCTTTTACGCCCGGTGTTCCTTTAACAAAGAAACTTGCGGCGCCGTCCCATTTTTGATTTAGTATGTATAATGCATTTTTAGAAGAATCATACGTAGGCGTTGTAAAAACTTTAAGGGGTATTACAAATGTTTTATAAGGACGTGGATCAGGTATGCCTGTATCTGTATGGATTCTGTATGGTACATTGGTAGTAAAGAAATTACCGCTGGTAATTTCCCAAGTGCCTTTGCCTAACTCGTTGTCAATTATAGGTGTTATAATATCTATAACTATTGGAGTTAAATTGGAAAAATGACGTCCTGAAAATTTAGCATACTCGTTTAGGTCTAGTTGATGTTCATTCATTAACTTAGTTCTGCTCCATAGGTCTAATGCTTTTTTTAATACGTATGCCATTACTTTGAACCCGGATCTTTTTTACCTAATATACGAAACGCCCACTCTCGTTCTGCACACTGAAAACATTGTCCACATCTTCCTATTTGCATTTCGGTACAGCTATGACTAAGCTCTAGCAATTTTTCTTGTCCAAATTGATAGTACAGATCTAAGGTATGTGTTTTATATAAGTCGACGAATGGCACCTGAGCACGTTTGTACTTGTTATGTGAGGGTCGCTCTGGGTATAATCCCGGCATCGGAAACTCTTCTGGCGGCGTTTGTTGGCTTCCGTAGAAAATGTAATCTACTATTCCGTTGTCTAGCATTGCCATAGTACCAGTTTCAACTTGCTTACTGTGATGTACTGTTGGGTCACCTACCGATAAAGGAACTGGTAACTTTAAATTTAACCGTTGATTAACGTATTCAACAATGTCTGGACTATACAAGTACGCACCGTCTGTTCTTGGTACTGTAAATGGTATCAATTCTGCAGGATTAGGGCGTTGTTTGTTTAATAACGCTACAATATATAACAATATTGCACTATCTGCGCCGCCACTTACTGTTATGCCTACTTTTTTAGGCCAGTCTGGTATGTATATATTAAATCTTCGTATGTCGTTTTTTGGTCCACAAATTATTAACATCAGTGTCGGTGTTGCAAATGGGCAATCACTTTGCTGACATTTGTAACTGTAAATGGAATATTCATAATTAAGTGGATGCTGTCGTCTGTCCAACTTATTGTTCTATGAGTCTTTTTTGTATTTACGTAATACACGCGGCCTTGTTCTATATTAATCTTTTTATCATCCATCCACCAATCATATTGATAAGGCGCGGCGTTTTTAATAAAACAAGCCAGTCTAAATTCTCTACGTGGGAATCCTGGACTGTCCCTGTGGGGAACAAAGTATCCGCCGGTATTACACTTTACAAAAAAACTGCGGCCTACTGGAGCAAATTCTTGGAACAATGGATGCAAACTTGCACAGGCATCATATAGTGGTGTTAGTTTAGTAAATGCGCTATCACCCACCGGCTTGCCTAATGCTTGTGCGGCTTCCGGCAGGCTAGGCAAACTACGATGGTCCCACCCTTCTATATCCAGTGTGGTAAGACTAAGTCCTAATCGGTTGTTTGGTCTATCCGTCCTAGGAAGATAGTCAACCCAGTCATTGGTAAACACGGACAATTCTTGTTCGAGTTGTGCCGTGTTTACCAAAAAGTCCAGCGGTTCAAAGTCGCCGATCCCTAATAATGTAGTCTCCGCTACCAGTTTATCAAAATTACTAATAGCTGGATCAACTGTACTTCGACTGTGACTTATGCCTTGCCCATTTACCGTCATGCGGCCTGCACTAACTCATCGGGCCATTGGATGTATTCTTTCCATGCTTCGTCCCTGATGTGAATTATTTGTTTACGAGCAAGTTTTGCCATTTCCCAATATGTGGGTGTACGTGGCTTTATCATTGGTTCCAGCGGGT